CAAAAGCCGATAGGATGGGTAGGGCAACTTGCGCGAGAAATCGCCCAGGCCGCCGAGGAGGACCGGGCGGAATTGATGGCTGTAGCGAACAACACGAGGGAACTGTGGATTCAGAGCAGAGAGGAGGCCACCAAGCTGCGGGCGCAGGTGGCGATGATGGCTGAGGCGTTAGGGTTCGTCAGGAATGCAATTGGACAGGCGTGGAAGGCCGACCGAGAACTACGTGACCGAGGAGGTATGCTGGCAGAGCAGTTTGCCCAAGTAATTGACGCGTTGGGTACTTGCTCGGAAAGGGCAGAGCAGGCCCTCTCTGCTGCGCCGAAGGTGTGGCGGATAAAGGGTAGGACGAGCAAATACTATGACCTAGAAGTCATGGCAGAGGGAGCGCCAGATGAGTTTCGGCAACTGCTCATTGCGCGGGGTATGTTCGCGCCCTGGGATGTCATAGTGTTTTTACCGCCGGGTGAACAGCCCACAGAGAGCGAACAGGAGGCCACCGATGGAACCCACTGACATTGCGGGTCTATCCCTGCAATTGGCGGCCCTGAAGAAGCTGTTATGCGAGTTCTCCGGGATCCTTCGAGTGTATTCGGAGGGCTACCAAATGAGAGATCCGGGTCATCTTGAAACACTGTTGGCCGATGCGGACCAAGCGATGAACGAACTCCCTGAATTGGATGTAGTATGGCGAGGTAGGGGCTGGTTCGATCCAACGTTAGGCCCGATGGATGAGATAGCTGTTCTGCCAGATGGAGAAGTTGGCATCTATCAGGAGATGTCGGGGCTAGACCCGCCACAAGACGCTTGTATGCTCAGCCTTTATGCTGTGAAAAGGGGCAAGGGGCCTGATGAACAGGAGGCCACTGATGACTGAGCACAGCCAGGAGTACATCGCATTCATGCAGAAGGCGGAGGCGTTGCAGGCGTTGTGGGTGCCGGGGGCTGGGGATTGGGCATGGGCGGATGAAGACATCAAGGCTGTGCTACTTGTCAATATCTGGCCGCCGCAGCGAAAGGGAGGGCTTGCAACGATTGAGGCGGCTGTCTATGGCGAGGAGGTTGGCCCCTGCTCGTATGAGTTCATAGAGGGAGAGATAACTTGGCTCCCCTCCCTCTTCCAGCTCATCCGTGTGATTGAGGGGCGGTGGCCCTCTGTTCAGATCGGGATTCGACCAAGTGGCAATGAACTGTGGCCGCGAGTGCATATCTGGGCGGCTGCGGAGTGTGTAAGATGGGACCCAGAGGGTGCGGGGTTCTGGCGGTGTGAGGCGTGTGGAGGAGACAATTTGCATGAGCAAACCGATGGGAGTGTGACATGCGGCCCTTGGCCGGAAGACATCAGCGGCAGAGCGCATGACAAATGGGATGGAGGTAGTGGGTTGCCCGTGTGTCCTCACTGTGGCTGGTCAGAAGGCAAAGACCTAATGCTCGCCGCTGCTCAGTTAGCGGCGCGGGCGGTGGAGGAGAAATGAAGAGGTACAAGGTCGAATTCACAAACGGCCATTGGGCGGAAGGGCCGTTGGAGGACTGGCTGAACCGTAGGGCCGAAGAAGGAAAGCGCCTCGTGAGTTGCGCCTGGGTGGATCGGGGGGATGCCAGCGGCGTAATGGATCTCGCCTTCATATTTGAGAAGGCCAGCGATGAGCTGGAGGGGAAGGGTGAGTGAAGCCGCTGTCATCGCCAAGATCATCTTCGTGATGATCGGCACGCACACGACAGGTTATGAGACCGGAATCGGCGCCTACTATCACCAGCGCCCCGGCCTGATGCGGGAGGTCTGTCAGCGGCGGGTAGCGCATGGCTGGAACCCTGGCCTGGACTGCTCGTGGCCGTGTCTGGCTGCGGGGATGGACGCCAGCGAGATAGGGGACTACGTGCTGGCGGACCTGCCGGGGCACAGCATGGTCGTGTGTCACATCGTCGATTGCCCGAGGGCAGAACACAAGGCGGCGCTGCTCAAGAGGGGTGAGGTCATCGAGCTCGATTGGTTCACGGCAATGGCCGCGAACTGGACAGGATACACCCCAAACGTGAGGATATGGAGGTTGGAGAGATGAGTCTGGGCGAAGCCATGAAAGAGGTTCATGCACTCAGGGAAGCAGATGACGCTCGGGAAGAGAAGGAAGCACAACGCGGACGACTATGGAATGAGATAGTCAAGGTTATCAAAGAGCACAGCAGCGCCGAGGCAGCCGCACACCACATAGTAAGTATGCTGGAAGATGCGTGAAGATATGGGGCCCTGCGCCCTGGGGATGGTGAGATGAAGCTGGTCATTGACATGCCGTGGGGGCCGAACCTCTCCGTGAATGACATGCGCTTTGGCAGGCCGGCACCGGGGCAGAAGTTTCGGCGGCGGAAGCCAGAAGTGCAGGGATGGATGGATAGGTTGGCATGGGAGGTTTGGATACAAAGAGGGGGGGCGGGTGCGTGGACTGAGGGCATCATGGTCACTGTTGACTTTCGCTTCCCAGACAAGCGCCGGCATGATACCCATAACTATTACAAGGTCATCTGTGACGCCGTAGCTGGCGGCCTCGGCATCGACGACAAGAACATCAGGCCGAGCGTGGGCACAGTAGACGTGGACCGGGACAACGCCGGCTTTACGATCACGGTGGAGGATGAGAGATGATAACAAGACTCTATTGGTCAGTGAAATCGGCTCTGTGGGGATTTGCCCTATGGGTCTATGGCCCTTGGGCTATCTGCCACAACTGCAAGGACTATGAGCCGGAACTGGAGGAGGACGACATATACCATTGGTGTGTGTTCAAGGGAGACGCGATAGACCCCAACGACACTTGCCGAGCCTTTCGTGGCTGGAGGGTGGATGCCTAAGTGGGCAGAGCGATTGATTCGGGAGGTCCTAGAGCGTGACGAACGGCTCTGCATCCTGTGCGGCGCTCCTGTCTGGAATGTCCATCACATCGTCCCTCGGGGGCGCAAGAGCCCATTCAACCGGAAGACGTGGCGCAAAGAGAACATGGCTTGCATCTGCCAGCCGCACCACGACGACGGGCAGACGGTTTGGATGCGGGTCAAGTTGCTTCAGAGAATGATTGAACTGTACGCCTACGATATGGCGTGGGCTACGGAGTTCATGGGGGCATGGGAGGATTGAATGAAACTAATCGGCGCCACCTTTAGCAACGAGACATTCACCGTGACGCTATTCAAGCAGGACATCGAGGAGATGGACCGCATCTGCCGGGTGCCCGACTTCCTGGCGGTGCGGGCCAGACAGCAGTTTGCGGCCAAGCTGGCGCTGCGGGCGGTGTTCAACGACACGGGGGATCCGGTGATAGGGTGTTGACTCACGGTAGTCTATTTAGTGGCATCGGGGGGTTTGACCTCGGTTTTGAGCGAAACGGGATCGAAACCGTCTGGCAGGTAGAGAAGGACAAGAACTGCCAGCAGATTCTGGGCCAGCACTGGCCTGACGTGGAAAGGCTGGAAGATGTCAGAGAGTGCGGAAGACACAACCTCAGTCCAGTTGACATTATCTCTGGAGGATTCCCCTGTCAAGACCTTTCAGTGGCGGGACGCCGTGAGGGACTGGCTGGAGACCGGAGCGGGCTTTGGTTCGAGTTTGCACGCATTATTGAAGAGATGGCGCCTCAGTGGGTCGTGGTTGAAAACGTCCCCGGCCTGTTTTCCTCTGAGAAAGGCGAGGACTTTCTGGTTATCGTCAAGGCGTTGGACGAACTCGGGTATGGCGTTTCATGGCGCGTGTTTAACTCTCAGTACTTTGACGTGGCCCAACGACGTCCGCGAGTGTTCGTTGTCGGAAGTCTTGGAGACACAAGTAGCATCGAAATACTATTTGAGTCCGAGGGCAGCAGCGGGGATCCTGCGCAGGGCAGAGAAGAGGGGAAGAGAGTTGCCGCCCCAATTAAGGCAAGCCCTCCTAGCCGTCGCAATGCAGGAAGCTGGCCGACAGACGGAGAACTGATCACATTTAACTGGCAGTCGGGTGGTGATGTGAGGTTGGGGATTTCTGACAGTCTGGTGAGCGCTCTTCATTCCAGTCAAGTACCGGCCATTGCAGCGACCTTGAACAGCGGCGGCAACGAGGGCGGATTCAGGACGGAGCCGGGAGATCATCTAGTCACTCGCACACTGAGTAGCACGGCACCAGAGGAAGGCGGGCCGGGTGATCGTGTCCCGATAACGCAGGATCATCTGGGCGTCCGCCGCTTCACCCCAACAGAATGCGAACGCTTGCAGGGATTCCCTGACGGCTGGACGGAGGGATTGAGTGACAGCGCACGGTACAGATGTTTGGGCAACGCGGTGACGGTGAACGTGGCGGAGTGGGTAGCCAAAAGGCTAGTGAGGATGGATGACAGACCCTAACGGTGAGAGGGCGGAGAGGGTCGCAGACATAATCAGGCCGCTGTGGCCGGGCAAAGTCCCGAGGTTCTGCCAGAACGACGACTGCCCACATCTCCGCATGTTTGGGCGGACCCGGTACATTGGCGAATCGTCGGAAGGGGCATATACTCGCATCAAATGTCAGGCTTGCAACAAGTGGTCAGAGTGGCAGGTTGTAGTCAGGAGCGCGTAGGAGAGTAGGAGAGTAGGAGGAGTGATGGAAGCCGACAATGAACCTTTTTTCGCCAAGGCTGAAATCGAGCTGGTTTTCGTCTGCCCTTATTGTGGCTGGCCGCTGACGCCAGAAGACCTAATGGGTTGGCTTGCTGGTAGTTCGATGCCATGCCAAAAGTGCGAGGCTAGGGAAGAGAAGGAGGATTGAGTGATGGGTGAGATGGACAAGATGGCGCAACAGATCAAGACGCTGCTCTATCTCCTGGTTGATCCGGGTGGCCGCGAGCTACTGGCAGGGATCGTGAAAGTCCAGACCAGTAAAGTTCGCAAGGCCGCATGGGTGGGCAGGGCCGAGATAAGATGCGGCTCCGTGATCATAAAAGACGAGGATGTCACACGATGGGATCACCTTGACGGCAAGGAGGTGACGATGTACCTCGTGGATGACTTGACAAGCCCCCAGGGCAGGAGGATTGAGTGATGGAAGAGATTCGCGAAGTGCTGTTGGCCTTTGTCTGTGTGGCAATGATGATGGGCGTCAGCGCCGCGATAGTCGGCTGGATCGTGGGCAACCGGATATTCAGGGCTTGACAGCCCTCTAGGGACAGCAGGAGGATCAAAACTCGCCCTTGACAGTCTAGCACAAATGTAGTATACTATACCTAACGCGTAACCTATGGGCATTAATCGCCCCGTCTACGCCGCAAGTGCGGCATGGCGGGGCTTTTTTGTTGGGGGAGAGATGACTACCTATGAGTCACACATTCTTGGTCATCGGGAGTTCGTGGGCGGGGAGTGGGAACGCGTCGGGCGGCTCATGTTTGAGTGGATGCTGCGCGAGGGTCTGAAGCCGCACCACTACTTTCTCGATGCTGGCTGCGGTGGGTTGCGGTGCGGCGTACACTTCATTCCGTACCTCGACGTCGGCCACTATTGGGGCCTGGATAAGCGGCAATGGCTACTGGATGCTGGCCTTGAGTGCGAACTTGACGCCCAGGCGCGGGCCGAGAAACAGCCGCGATTCATAGTCAACGCTGGTTTTGACCTCGGCGCGGTGCCGGCCGGGGTTGCCTTTGACTATGTACTCGCCGCGTCGCTGTTTACGCATCTCAGGCAGACCGAGATTCAGCACTGCGTGGAGGCGCTTCTGCCGAGGATGGCTAGCAATGGTCGTTTGTATGCCACCTACTTCCGATGGGCAGGCAAGAGCGAGCCACAGATAATTGCGGGCCCATATGGGGAGTTGTATGGACCGGAACTGGACGAGGACTGGTTTGCGGGTATGGTGCAGTGTTTGGGTGCTGAGGTGGAGCCAGTGAGCCAGTACGGAAAGCCTGAGCTACAGGAAATGCTCTGCGTTCGCAAGGCAGGAGGAGAAGGTGGGAGTGGGAATAGAGTCGGCTCCGGGTGCTGAGCCTGGGCCGGATCAGGCGCTGGGACACACATACACATACGTCGATGACCCCGACTTGATTGTCAAGGAAGCAGTCGATAAGGACAGCATCAAGTTCAAGGCGCATGTCTGGAAGGTCGGCACGTTGGGCACTGGCGGCCTGAGAGTCATTCTGAATCTGGATCAAGAGTTCATCAAAGAAATGGCGATGCTGGCAGAGTGTCAGCATGGACTGATTGAGCTGGAGTTTGAGGCGACGGCAAGGGAAGAGTAATTGAGGTGGCGCAAACTGGCACGGAGTGGAAACCGAACCGTCGGCAAAAGAAGGTTCTCGATGCTGCTCAGGAGGCGGGCGTGAACAGGACGATCACGCAAGTCTGCGACGATGCGGGCGTGCCCCGGCGTACATTCTACAACTGGCTTGGCAACGAAGGCTTTGCAAGGGCGTGGGATGAGGTATGGAGGCGTGCTATCGTTCGCCACATGCCCGGCGTCGTTGCGGCGATGATTGCCAAGGCGGGCAAGGGCAACGTACCGGCGGCCCGCCTCGTGGCGGACATGGCCGGGGCGGTCAAGCAAATACACGAAGTTACCAGCACTGATGAGACGACTATCAGGCTGACTTGGGATGATGACAACGCTGAACCTGACGCTTCCGAAGCTCCATAATGGCGGCCAGCGGCAAATTAGGGAATGTTCCGCCCGCTTCATAGTAATAGACGCTGGCAGGCGGTGGGGCAAGACAAGATTAGGCGTGGCGCTATGTACCGAAGCGGGGCTGGAGGGGAAGAGGGCCTGGTGGGTAGGGCCAGATTATCCAACCGCAAGCGTGGGCTGGCGGCCACTGATGCACCTGGCCTACCAGATACCAGGGGCATTGCCGATCAAGACCACGCGGACCATACACTATCCGGGCGGGGGCTGGGTACAGGTCAAGTCGGCGGAGAAGCCTGGAGGACTGCGGGGCGAAGGGCTCGATCTAGTCATCATAGACGAAACAGCCCACACGCCGAGGTTCAATGAAGCGTGGCAACAGGAACTAAGGCCCGCGCTATCGGACAGACAGGGTAACGCAATATTCATATCAACGCCCAAGGGGTTCAATCACTTCTGGGAACTTTACAAGGAAGCGGGGCTGATGGACGGCTGGGCCGCCTTCCAGCACCCGACACGAGACAACCCCTTCATAGACCCGGAGGAAATAGAGGCAGCAAGGAAGCTCCTGCCCTCCCTCATCTTCCGCCAGGAGTATGAGGCGGAGTTCGTACAGCTTGCCGGGGCACTCTTCCAGCGTGAATGGTTCCACACGATAGAGAAGGCGCCGGAGAATATCAGGTACGTGCGCTTCTGGGATCTCGCAGCCAGCACCAAGACATCAGCGGACTACACGGTAGGGGCAAAAGTGGGGCTAACGAGCAAGGGGCTTCTGGTGGTGGCAGATGTAGCGCGGGGCCGGTGGGAATGGCCCGATGCCGTCAAGGTGATTGGCGAGACAGCCAGGATGGATGGATCGGCGGTGCAACAGGGCATTGAGGCTGCCGGGGTACAGCGGGGCATGTATCAAACGCTCACAAGAGAGCCCAAGCTAGTAGGCATTCCATTCCGCCAGGTCGAAGTGACCACGGACAAGCTGACGCGGGCAATGCCGTGGCTGGCTCGGGCGGAGCAAAACATGATGGCGTTCGTGAGGGGGCCGTGGAACGCGGCATGGCTAGACGAAGTATGCGCGTTTCCTGAGACTGAGCATGACGACCAGGTTGATGCGGTGAGCGGCGCGGTGCAGATGTTAGGGCAGGCACCGGCATTCTATTACTGATGAATGACATCATCTGCGCCCGCTCTGAGGATGCCCTGCCCTGGCTGGAGGATGACAGCGTGGACCTCGTAGTCAATAGCTGCAAAGTCTGTAATGGCATCAGATGGTTGCCGTGTCCAGCGTGTGGAGAATACCCTGCGATTATGGAATGCGCCCGTTGTCTTGGCACAAAGCAGATACGGTGCCCAAAGTGCGAGGGGATTGGGCAGCGCAGGACTGAGGCGGTGCAACCGCAGATGAAGTTATGACCCTCACTGACAGACCGCGCGAACAAGCCACATTCACCGCCTTAGAGCAGGCAGCTAAGGACGGGCAGAGATTCCTTCCCGTTGGCGGCCCTATGCTTTGGCTCAAGTGCTTCTACATGGCACGGCTAGGCGGATACAACAACAACACGACAGAACCAGAGACATTGCTTGGCTACCCGATTATTTGGACGGAGTGAATGGGATTTATTGACAGGCTGAGAACCGCAGCGCTGGTATTGATCGGTCGAGAGAAGGCCATCATTGGCCTGCCCTTCGGTAGTGACGGCGGCACAACGAAGGAGTATTCAGACACCGACTTCGAAAAGTTGAGCAAGGACGGTTATGAGCACAATGCGGTCATCTATGCCTGCGTCAATGAACTGGCCTCCAGTGCGTCCGAGGCCCAGCTAATCGTAGAACAGCGGACCCGCGATGGATGGGAGGAGCGCCCCGACCATCCCCTCAAGCAACTCTTGGACAAACCCAACCCGGAGATGAGCGGGTATGAGTTCCTATTCCAGCTCACGATGTATGACGGCATTGCCGGCAACATGTTCTACGAGAAGGAGCGGAGCAAGGCAAGCCGGGTAGTAGGTCTATGGCCCATGTGGCCGCAGCGGGTACAGATTCTGAGTACAGAGTCCAAGCCACGCGAGAGGGTCAAGCGTACCGTGGCGGGGTACAAGTGGATCTCGGGGGGCGATAGCGTTCAGTTGCCCGTTGACGACGTGATTCATTTCAAGCGCCCGCACCCCCGCAAAAAAGTCTGGGGCTTTCCTCCGCTGGTGGCTGCGGCTAGAGAAGGGGATACCGACAACTCGGCTACCGATTTCGTCAACAGCTTCTTCACGAACGCAGGGATCCCGTTTGGTATGTTCAAGGTCGAGGGGTTCATAGACCAACCAGAGCGGGAGAGGATCGAAGGCGCCTATATGGAGATGCACAGCGGCAAGGCCAGATGGCACAAGCCGCTGATCCTCGGTTCCGGCACGGAATGGATCAGCATGGCGGACAGTTTCAAAGATATGGATTTTCCGAACCTGCGTGAAATCACCGAGAGCCGCATCTGCATGGTCTATCAAGTACATCCCATCATCATCGGGGCTTACGTCGGCCTCAAGGAACAAGACACCCGTGCAGGTTCGCACGAAGCACGCAAGGGCTTCTGGCTGGAAACCTTGATGCCCCACTACCGCAGGATACAGGACTGCCTCAATCTCTACTTAGCGCCTGAGTTTGGCCGGGACATTCGGGTCAGGTTCGACTTCTCAGGTGTCAAGGCACTACAGGAAGAGGCCTCGAAACTGTGGGAGCGGGTGAATGCCGCCGTTGAAAAAGGCTGGCTGCTGGTGAGTGAGGCGCGGAGCATAGCGGGTTTGGATGAGGCCGAAGGCACTGATGTATTCCTGAGACCTCTGATGATTCAGGCCGTCGTGCCAGGCCAGGAGGCGGAGCCAGTCGAGCCCACGGAGCTGCCAGGGGCAAAGGAACTCAAGTCCGCCTCGTGGTCAGATGAGGCAAAGGAACTGTGGTATAGGCGCATCGACATAACTGCGCGGGCCTGGGAGCCCATATTCAGAAGGAAGGCCAGGCAGCTATTTCAAGAAGAGAAGGACGAACTGGTCAAGATACTCAAGAAGGAGGGCAAGGCCAGCAAGCAGGCCACACCATACCAGACCTTCCTCGATGCGGGGCTAACGTACCTGATAGTCAACAAGGACGGCTGGCGGCAAGCCTTCCTGCCGCTGTTCACCGGCCTTCTCGGGGCGCAGATGGAAAATGTACTGGCAGCCTATGGCATCTCCTGGGACATCGAGCGGCCAGAGGTTCAACAGTGGATTGACAGCTACACCATCAAGTTCACCGCCACTATTGGAAATACCAGCGAAGCAGCCATACGGAGCATTGTAGCTCAGGCCCAAGCTGGGGGCTGGCCGGTGACGAAGACCAGAGAAGCGATCATGGACACCTGGGGCGGGTTCAGCAAAGAGCGTGCTGACATGATTGCCAGGACTGAGACCATGCGATCCTCCAACTATGGCACACGGCAGGCATGGAAGGATGCCGGGGTGGAGCGGGTGAGCTGGTACACGCACTTCGACGGCCGGCAATGCGGCTGGTGCGAGGAGATGCACGGCAAGATCATCAGCGTCACAGAGACGTATGCTAGCCTGGGAGATGAAATCACTTATCAAACAGAAGATGGCAGCATAAAAGGCCTGAAGGTCACTTATAGCGACGTGGAATCGCCACCTCTGCATGTGTTCTGTAGGTGCATAGAGCTGGCAGTAGTGGAATAGGAGGCATCATGCCTGACAAATGGGAACCCAAAGAGAGAAAGTCATTTCCCCTCGTGCTTGAGGAAAAGGCCGTCGATCTGGAAGAGGGCACATTCGGGGCTTATTTCGCCGTGACCGGCAACTTTGACGGCGAGGACATCATCGACAAGGGCGCGTTTAAGAAGACGCTGGCCGAAGGGGGGCATAGGGTCAAGCTATACCATATCCATGATTGGCGCGAGCCTATCGGGAACCCGCTGGAACTCAAAGAGGTTCCGAGGAGCAAACTGCCAAAGGAAGTCCTGGAGAGAGCACCTGATGCGACTGGCGGGCTGTATGCCCGGTGCAAAATCAGCCTGACGACTAGGGGCCAGGATGATCTCATTCTCTTGCGTGACGGCGTGCTGAATGAAGGCTCAATTGGCTACGACACGATCAAGGAAGCCTGGGACGAATTGGAGGACGGCGTGCAAGTACGACACATCAAGGAACTGAAGCTCTATGATATTTCGCTTGTGCCCCTAGCGATGAACGCCGCGGCCGTTGTAACAGATGTCAAGGAATTCAAGCCGGAAGAGACTGAGGAGTACATTCACATCCCCGTCAGAGCTGCGGGCGATTTCGTGGAGGGGAGTTTTCGGACCATCACCATCAGTGCTGATCAGGGCATCAAGGCCGTGATCGGGAAGCTGACAAGCGATCCTGACGGCTCTACCAAGATTCAGAAGTACCTATTCGCCAAGGACAAGGGCTGGACGATGGAAAAGGCCCGTGCCTGGGTGAAGGAGCACAAGAAAGGTGAAGCCGAGTGGATTGAGACCGCAGAGGCCCAGGAAGCCGAAGAGACCAAGCAAGCGGAAGAGTTGCAGAAGGCGCTCATTGCCGGCCGAATTCAGCAGGCTCAGATACAGCGCCAGCAGATAGAAGAGCTATGAGCACGGAGGAGACGATGACTACGGAACCTTATCTTGGTCTTACGCAAATTGATACCGAGTTTGATGAAGAAGGCAATCCCACGGGCGGCATTATAGCCCCGACGGAGCACGCTGGCGGGTTCATTCTTGCGCCGGGGCAGGAAGACCTGCGAAGGCGAATAGCAGAAGCCTTGATTCGACGGGCCAGGAATCAGCGCTAGCGGATAGAAGCATTGTAGAGACAACATAAGCTCAAGATTCGAGGGCAAGCCGAGCCGGGCTCGATGTCCACTCACTTGCGGCTCTGATGGGGGCTAGGGTCTCCGTGAGAGCAGGAATGGCGACCAAATACATTCCAAAAGGAGTAAGTGAGATGGACGTAGGAGCATTGAGAGAAGAGTCAATGGCCTTGAATGCGAAGGCTGGCGAACTCTTCGACAAGATTCAGAAGGGCGAAGAGCCCTTCGAGAAGATGCAAGAAGCTGAGAAGATGGTCGTAGAGGCGGGGAAGAAGCTGGACCTCGCCCACGGCGGCAAGGCACAGATGGAGCAACTTGCTGCCTTGACGGCTGGCGTAGGCTCCCTAACCGCCGGCTCTCCGCCAGAGGAAGTAGCGGAGACGAAGGCTAGATGGGACAACGCTTTGCAGTGGCTTATGGCGATCACTGCCAGCGGCGTGCCGAAGCACACCAACTCGCTATTGAAGCAGGGCATCATCCCGGAGGACTTTGAGGAGAAGCTGCTGCAAGAGGCGGTTGGTGCATCGGGTGGGTTCCTCGTTCCCGTTGCCTACCGGCCGGAACTGTTCGCCAAGCCGGGAGAGGATGCAATCGTGCGTCCTCGCGCCGTTGCGATTCCCATGTCAACCACGCAGCTACAGATGCCCTCGTTGGACCAGACCATATTGCCGGCCAATCAAAAGTCGGCATACTTCGCGGGCATCCTCTTCGAGTGGATCGAAGAGACTGAGAGCAAGCCTGAGCTTGAGCTGAAGTTCAAGATGATCGACCTGATTCTGCACGAATTGGCCGGGTGGATTCCCGTGTCAAACCGTCTGATTGCCCATAGCGCAATCTCGTTGGACGCGCTGCTCAGGCGACTGTTTGGGCAGGCGATGGCTGACGCCGAAGATTGGTGGTTCCTGAACGGCAACGGCGTAGGACAGCCGCAGGGTGTTATTGCTGCGCCTTGTACTATCCAGCCGAAGCGTACCGGGGCCAACGCGATCGTGTGGGCGGACATCATGGCGATGTACCATGCCTTTGAGCAGAACCCTCGTGGCGTGTGGGTAGCTCACGTCTGCACGATGGAGCAGATCATCGGTCTGAAGGATGGCAACAACAACTATATGTGGATGGCAAACATGCGGGACGGTATGCCGGCCCGACTGTTGGGCTATCCCATCATCTTCACGGAGAGGGTGCCGAATCTCGGAATCAAGGGGGATATCGGCCTCTATGACTTTGGTTACTACCTGATTGGTGACGGTGAGGGGCCAGTGGTCGAGTCCAGCATCCACGAGCGTTTCAGGGCGAACCAAACGACCTATCGCGTGTCCGAGATGGTAGACGGCAAGCCGTGGCTGAGTGCTCACGTTGACCTTCGGCCGACTGGCGCAGTCGCAATCTCGCCGTTCGTCAGCTTAGACGTGCCTGCGTCATAAGGAGAATGAAACATGGGAGCTGAGAGAAAACTGACCGAAAGGTCACGATACACTGGCGACTTTGACACCATCGAAACCGGGCCGCTCACCCCTCTGGCGTATGTCGGGCCTTGTCTGCTTGCACCCCAGGCTGTTGTGCCTGGCCTTCACTATACCCCTACCGTTGACATGAAGG